TTCGACCCCGCAGATGATTTCTAGCGGGAACCCTGGGGCACCCTTTACTGATCCTGCAGCCTGAGTAAAGCTAGGCTAGGGTTGCTTTACCGATGGCTTTACTGATGCCGATTACGGTGCCCGATGGGGTGCAGCGCTGGCCGATTAGCAAGCTGCGAGGGTATGACCGAAATGCGCGAACGCATAGCGCTGAGCAGGTAGCGCAGATCGTCGCAAGCATCCAGGAGTTTGGCTTCACAAATCCGCTGCTGATCGCTGGCGATGGTGAGATCATTGCGGGCCATGGGCGGCTGCTGGCTGCGCAGGAGCTGGAGCTACGTGAGGTGCCGGTGGTGGTGCTGGACCACCTGACGGCGGATCAGCGACGGGCGTATGTGATTGCGGACAACCAGTTGGCGCTGAATGCCGGGTGGGATGAGGAGCTGCTGAGTGCTGAGCTGACGGACCTGGACGGGCTGGGGTTTGATCTGTCGCTGGTGGGGTTCAGCGAAGCGGAGTTGGGTTCGTTGATGGGTGGGGAGGACCCGCTCGGTGATGACGACGGCAGCGCGGGCGATCAGGCAGATGCGCCGGAGTCATCAAGTCTGGCCGATCGCTTCGGCATCCCGCCCTTCAGCGTGCTCAACGCCCGTGAGGGCTGGTGGCAGGAGCGCAAGCGGGGATGGCTGGCGTTGGGGATCAAGTCGGAGCTGGGTCGTGGGGGGGGGTATGACATGGGGCATATCACCGGACAATCAGCCGACAAGGCCAGCCCAGGGGGATCGATGATGCCAGCCGCTGACTATGGACGCAGCAAAGCACGCGGCGACGGCAGGGGACGGGCAGTTGTCTAAGAATTACGCACGCACCTTTGGCCAAGATCTAATGCGCGGCGAACACGTCGTGGGGGGGGTATGACTAAGCAGCAACAGCACGTTGATGGCGTGCTTATGAAGTCAGACAGCGGCAACGATCCGCAGTATTACTTCAAGAAACAGGAAGCAGAGAAGCGGCTTGGCCGCACTCTGACAACCGAGGAGTTTCAGCGTGATTACTACGAAGGCCCTGAGAGCTACAGCTCCGGCACTAGTATCTTTGATCCCGTTCTATGCGAGCTGGCCTACCGCTGGTTCTGCCCAGACGGCGGCACCATCCTCGACCCGTTCGCTGGTGGCTCCGTTCGTGGCATCGTCGCCAGCCACTGCAACCGCCAGTACGTCGGCGTCGAGCTGCGCCAAGAGCAGGTAGATGCCAACCGCAGCCAGCAGGACATTGCCACCGATCCGCAGCCTGTCTGGCACTGCGGCGACAGCCGGACCATTGATCGCATCTGCGCCGACGTGCAGGCTGACTTCCTGTTCTCCTGCCCGCCGTACGCTGATCTGGAGGTTTACAGCGACAACCCATCTGATCTATCAACGCTCAGCTACAGCGAGTTCCGGTCGGCCTACTTTGAGATCATCGCCAAGGCTTGCACGCTGCTTCGTGATGATCGGTTTGCCTGCTTTGTTGTGGGTGATGTCCGCGACAAGAAAGGTAATTACTACAATTTCGTCGGTGATACCGTTGAAGCATTCCGCGCTGCAGGACTTAACTATTACAACGAGGCCATTCTTGTCACCGCAGTTGGTTCGCTGCCAATTCGCGCAGGCAAGCAGTTCAGCAGCAGCCGCAAACTAGGCAAAACCCATCAGAACGTGCTTGTCTTTGTCAAAGGCGACGGCAAGCGTGCTGCTGCCAACTGCGGCGAGTGCCAGTTCGGCGACCTCGATCCCGCGCAGGAGTTTGGCGAGGTGCTTCAGTGATCGCCCCGCCGCTGGTGCAAGACCACGACGGCATACTCGTCGTTCGTGATGACCACATCCCCGGTGGCACCAAGCGCTCGTTCGCCGATCAGCTGATCGCAGGCCACCGCGAGGTAGTCTACGCCTCGCCCGCCTACGGTGGCGCCCAGATCGCTATCGCCCACGCCGCACGCGAGCTAGGCGTCCAGGCAACTATCTTCTGCGCCAAGCGCAACCGCCCGCACCCGCGCACGATGGAAGCGCATCAGGCTGGCGCCAAGATCGTCCAGGTCCCCGCTGGCTACCTCAGCAACGTCAAGGCCAAGGCGCGTGCATACTGCCAGCAAACCGGCGCCTACCTGCTGCCCTTTGGCCTTGAAACCGAGACTGCATTTATTTCCATCGCCGCACGCGCAGCAGCAGCGCAGCAGCAGGCCGGCGACATCGATCAGGTCTGGTGCGTCGGCGGATCAGGTGTTCTCTGCCGTGGTCTACAGCGTGGCATCAGCGCTCGATCCTTTCACGTCGTGCAGATCGGTCGCACGCTGCAGCCTGCTGATGTCGGCGCCGCCAAAGTCTACGTTCACCCGCTCGACTTCGCGCAGGATGCCAAGGTGAAACCACCGTTTCCGAGCTGCAGCAACTATGACGCAAAGGCTTGGGAGTACGTCAAGCGATACTCCACAGGCCGTGTGTTGTTCTGGAATGTTATGCGATGATCGGCTCACAGCTCATAGCGTGCTACCAGCGCTTCCAGCCCATCGTTGACCAGCTGCTCGGGGTCGTGTCCCAGCTGACGGTAGAATGCAGGATTTTGCGCCGCTGCCCATGCTTGAGTGATCGTTTTCTTGGCATCGCCCAGCCGCGGAAACTGTGCAGCGATCCGCAGCGCTCCGATCTGATCGCCGCCATGCCAGGCCGCTTTCAGCTTCGACAGTTTGGTTTCCATGGGGTGGATGGCGGGGTGGTCTGGGAATCTTGGCATGTCGCCGCCGATCTAGGAAGCCCTTGCGCCGCATGAACACCGTTGAATACGCGAAGCATCGCGGCATCAGCAAGATGCGGGTGTCGCAGTACATCGCGCAGGGCAAAATCTCAGCAACGAAGGTCGGACGCGGCTATGAGATCGACCCGGACGTAGCGGACCAGGAGCTGGCGGGCAGCATGGACCAGCGGCAGCCGCGGCCATCAGCCGCACCACCATCACCACCGAAGCCGGTTGCGATCGAGAAGCCACTGGTAACGGTGACGATCGACCCGCCAGCACCGCTGCCGGAGCCGCTGCCGGAGCCGGAGCCGCTGCCGACACCAGCGCCACCACCGGAGCGGTCAGCACCACGCAGCAAACCGCCGAAGGAGCCGATTACACAGCCGATGCAAGGCGGCCCGACTTATGCCGAAGCGCAGCGTGCTCGTGAGGTGTACCGCGCCGAACGCGAACGGATCAAGCTGCTGCAGGAGAAGGGTGAGCTGGTCATTGCTGATGATGTCAAGAAAGAAGTGATGACGCTGACCCGCGCAATACGTGACAACATGATGAGCATCCCTGATCGTGTCGCAAGCCAGCTTGCGGTAACCAGAGATCCGCATGAGGTGCGGCAGTTACTTGATGCTGAGATCAATACTGCGCTGAGGATGCTGGCTAATGGCTGATGCAGCGGCGATTGTGCGGCAGGCAAAACGTCGTGGGTTGATGCCACCATCAGCTCGTACTGTTAGCCAATGGGCAGATCAGAATCGTATCCTGAGCGGTAAGGGTGCAGCAGAGAAGGGTCCATGGCGTACTGCCAGGACGCCATACCTACGCGAGCCAATGGACTGCCTGAGCCCTACAAATCCAACGCGGCGGGTGGTATTGCTATTTGGGTCCCAGCTAGGCAAGACAGAAGTTGCATTGAACTGGCTTGGTGCAATTATTGATTTATGGCCAGGACCAACGTTGCTGGTGCAACCAACGCTGGACATGGCAAAACGACTGAACCGCCAACGGCTGGAGCCGATGTTGCTAGAGACACCATGCCTGAATGAACGATTAGCACCAGCACGCAGCCGTGATTCAGCAAATACGATGTTCCTGAAGGAGTTTGATGGCGGCATGTTTGTGCTGGCTGGCGCGAACTCTGCATCAAGCCTGCAGTCAATGCCAGCGGCCTACCTAGCAGCGGATGAGGTGTCGAGCTACCCGATCGAGGCTGATGATAAGGGCGACCCGCTGGAAAACGCCGAAGCCAGAACCAGTACGTTCCCGATGGGTAAGGTGCTAATCACCAGCACGCCGGGCACGCGTGGCGCGTGCCGTATTACAGCGGAATACGAAACCCGTAGTGATCAACGGCGTTATGCGATGTACATGCCGTGCTGCGGTGCGCAGGAAGTGATCCGATGGCGTGAGCACATGACATGGGATCGACCTGATGGTGAGGTGTGGTGTCAGTGCCCAGCATGTGGTGAGCGGGTGGCGCAGTATCACAAGACCGAAATGCTCAGCCGCGGATTGTGGCTGCCAACTGCTAAGGGTGATGGCATCACCGCAGGCTTTCACCTTCCGGCGTGGTATGCACCAGCAGGATGGACCAGCTGGGAGCAGATCCGTGATGAGTTTCTGCGGGCCAAGACTGATGCGCTGCTGCTGAAGGGCTGGGTGAATAAACGTGCTGCAGAGGCGTGGGAAGACGAAGCCATCGCGCGGATCAACGCTGATGGGTTGATGGAACGCGCTGCGAAGGAGCCGTACCCGAGCGGGCAGTGCCCAGCTGGTGTGCTGGTGCTGCTGATGGCCGTGGACGTGCAGGACACCTGGCTGGAGACCAGCGTATGGGGCATCGGCCGCGGTGATGAGATGTGGCTGGTGTGGCATCAAAAGGTCGAGGGTGATCCAGCGCAGGATGATGTATGGAAGCAGATCGACAGCATCAGGCAAACGGAGTTCCCTCATGAAAGCGGTGGCACCATGCGCCCACGCCACCTTGCGGTGGATACCGGCGGGCACTTCACGCAGGAGGCGTATGAATACTGTCGCCAACGTGCGCGGGATGGTGTCGTAGCGATCAAGGGCAGCAGCACCAGGGCAGCGCCAGCGATCGGCAAGGGGAAGAAGATCGACACCAACTGGAAAGGTAGAACGCTGAAGGGTGGTGTGACGCTGTACATGATCGGCACTGATACGCTCAAGCGCACGATTTATGCAAGGCTGAAGCGTGATGGTGCGGTGCACTTCGGGCAGAACGCCACTGAGGAGTACCTAGAGGGTCTGACCTGCGAGCGGTTGATACCACGAACGGTGAAGGGATTCCAGGTTTTGGAATGGCAGAAACCAAGCGGCGCCAGAAATGAACCGCTGGATCTATGCGTCTACTGCCTGGCGATGATGGAACTGGTCCGCAGACGTTACAACCGCGCGACGATGTGGGATCAGCTAGAGGCGCAGCTGACCGCGGCGCCAGCAGCGAAACCAGATCGTCCAGCGGCTGCTGCTGCAGCACCACGCCCGCAGCGCCGTGGTGGATTCGTCCATGGGTGGTGAGCCTACAATCGAAACATGAAGATCCCCGCCAGCGCCCGCGATCTCGACACGGTCACCTGGGTTGATGACCCAACGACTGATGGGATCACATCGACTACGCACCTGCTGCGGTACTACCTGCGTGGCACGACGACTGGCGCGGGCGAGACGCTGACCGGCAGCGCATCAGGCACCGGATGGTCGTTCAGCTGGACGATCAATGAGTCGATCAGCGCAACTGCTAGTTACGCCTGGCAGGCGGTAGCAGAGGCCATCGCTGGTGGGGCATTGACCACGATCGGCACGGGCAGCATCACGCTGCTGCCGAGTTTGGCGTACACCGGCAGCCCAGCGGCTTTTGATGGCCGCACGCAGGCACAGCAGGACCTTGATTCAGTCCAAGCGGCGATCCGCGCACGGATAAGCGGTGGCGCCGTTGATGAGTACACGATCGGCAACCGGCGGCTGAAGCGTATGGAGCTGACCGATCTGCTGGCGCTTGAATCGAAGCTGAAGGCAGAGGTAGCACGTGAGCGCTCGGCGGAGATGATCGCAAACGGGATGGGGAATCCCCGTAACCTGTTCGTAAGGTTTGGGCCGTAGCAATGGGCTGGCGTAACGCAATCCGCCACGCGTTCGGCTTTGGCAAGCCACAGGCAACGGTGACACCACCACGACAGCGGCGCACGTACCAGGGCGCGATGATCAGCCGGCTTACGTCCGACTGGTTAGCAACGCAGACCAGCGCTGACGCCGAGATTCGCACCAGCCTGCGGAAGCTGCGCGACCGCTCGCGTGAGATGGTACGGAATAACCCGTACGCAAAGCAGGCAAAACGCACCACACAGATCAATGTGATCGGCACTGGTGTGCAGCTGCAGTCACAGGTGATGATGGTACGCGGCAACCGGCGTGATGATCGCGTCAACAAACTGATTGAAGCGAAGTGGCGGCTGTGGTGCAGGAAGGATCATTGTGATGTAGCAGGTCGCTATAGCTTCCATGACCTGGAGTGGTTAGCAGCTGGCGCATTACCAGAAAGCGGCGAAGCGCTGTTCAGGATCGTACGGTCACCATTCGGCGGCTCGAAGGTGCCATTGGCGTTGCAGATGCTTGAATCGGACATGCTGGATGAGGAATATCAAGGCGGCACACTCGGACGTGGTAATGAGTGGCGCAATGGCGTTGAGGTGAACGAATGGGGCCGGCCGGTACGCTATGCGCTGCTTACCAGGCATCCGGGTGATTACTGGTTTCAGAACAGTCAGCAGCGAAATGACAAGCACATTTTCCTGCCGGCTGAGGATGTAATTCACCTGTTCCTGCCAGAACGACCCGGCCAGAACCGTGGTGTGCCGTGGTTTCATGCGGTGATGGCAGATGCGCATCAACTGCAGGGTTACGAGGAAGCAGCAGTAATCCGCGCACGCGCAGGCGCTAGCTTGATGGGCTTCATTACCAACAACGAAGGTGAGGTAATGGCCGATGGCGTTGAAGATGGGCAGCGCATCACCGAGTTCGAGCCTGGTACGTTCAAATACCTAGCGCCGGGTGAGAGCGTAACGGTGCCAAGCATCGACTCACCAGATCAACAGTTTGAGATGTTCGTCCGCAACAAGGTGCGGCGGTTTGCATCAGGATTTGGCTGCAGCTACGAAACACTGAGCCGTGACTTCAGTGAAACCAACTACAGCAGCTCCAGGCTCAGCCTGCTGGAAGATCGCGAACACTGGCGTGTGGTGCAGAACTACCTGATCGAAAACCTACACATGCGGGTGTTCCGCGAATGGTTGAACCTTGCAGTGCTGTCAGGTGAGCTGCCTCTGGGTGACTACGAACTGCGACCAGAGCGATACGACAGCCCGAAATGGCTATGCCGCGGCTGGAGCTGGGTGGATCCCCTTAAGGAAGTGAAGGCATACCGTGAGGCAGAACAGGCTGGTTACATGACCAAGGCGCAGATCATCGCGAACACTGGCGGCGGTGATTTTGATGACAACGTGGCAGAACTAGCCCGTGAGCAGCAGACCGCTAAGGATGCCGGCCTACGGTTGGACCTTGACATCTTGAAGGATGCAGCACCGCCGCCACCAGCTGCTGCAGCGCCTGTATTGCCACCGGAGGATCTACAGCCATGAGTGCCATGCCAACTGCAGGGATGCGCGAGGAAGCGCAGCGGTACCGCGACTGGAAAGCTGAAGGTCGCAAGGGCGGCACTGAGGTAGCAGCCCGTCGTGCGACGCAGATCCTGAGCGGTGATGAGCTGAGTGATGAGACGATCATCACCATGTCCGCGTGGTTTGCACGCCACGAGGTAGACAAGCAAGCCGAGGGGTTCAGGCCTGGCGAAGATGGCTATCCATCGCCCGGCAGGGTGGCTTGGGCAGCATGGGGCGGTGACCCTGGCAAAAGCTGGGCCGATAGTCTGGTGTCAAAGATGGATCGCATCATGGATCAACAACGGCCGTATCCGATGGAGCACGCCGCACGGCTGCGTGACCCTGCGCAGTATGACGAGTTTCGCCGCGAGAATGGTGCCGGTGGCGAAGGCGTTGACTTCATCTACGGCATCAAGGACAATGAATCGGAGCTGCAGGCAATCCGGTTCAGCATTGAGCAATTCACGGCAGAGCAGGCGCGGCAGTGGCTGGTTGAGCATGATCACACCGCGATTCAGTTTGAGGAAGCGACCGGCAAACGGCAGCTGATGAAGAATGACTATGTCAGCTGGACCTGGAACGACAAGACCTACATCGGCTGTGTTGTGAAGATGGTGACCGATGGCACGGTGAGCATCGAAATGGAAGACGGCGAAGCTGAAGCTGAGATCTACAAGGACGCAAGTGTTGCATCACCCGTTGCTGTTGTTGCTGTTCTAGATGAGGCAATTGGTGGCTACATGAAATCCGACAAAACTGCATTACTGGCAGAATCAATGCTAACCAAAGTGGACGCACCGATCATGCAGGATGACCGCGCCAAACCAGATGAGCTGCGCGAAGGTGACTTCGTGTCATGGAACAGCTCGGGTGGGATAGCCCGTGGGCGCATTGAGCACATCATGCGCGAGGGCACCCTAGGCGTCCCTGACAGCGAGTTCAGCATTAACGCAAGCGCTGATGACCCGGCGGCGCTGATCCGCATCTACCGGCAGGACAGCGAAGGCAAATGGGCCGAAACTGAGACGCTGGTAGGCCATCGGTTCAGCACCCTGAACAAGATCGACGCATTGCGTGCTGCTGATGGCTGCCGGTATCAACGCAGCGAGGTGACGCAGTTCGATGCGATCGATGATCGGGTGATGCAGTTCCCGTTTAGCTCGGAGTATCCGGTAGAGCGGTACTTCGGCAAGGAGGTGCTGAGCCATGCGATGGATGCTGCGATGCTGGAGCGCTTGAACGATGGTGCACCGTTGCTGTTCAACCATGACCCGGATCGGGTGCTAGGCGTGGTGGAACGCGCCTGGATTGATGGCGACAAGAAACGCGGTTATGCCAAGGTGCGGTTCAGCCGCAACAAGGCAGCGCAGGAAGTGCTCAGTGATGTACGCGATGGCATCCTGCGTGGCGTGTCGTTTGGCTACGCGATCGATCAGATGGAGGAACGTGATGGCGCGATGGTGGCAACACGCTGGCAGCCATATGAGATCAGCGTTGTCAGCATCCCGGCTGATCCGTCCATTGGTATAGGCCGCTCGCTGGCATTGCCTACAATCGAAGCGTCCACCATAGCGGCCGATGCCGCTTCACCCATCATGGATGCACCTACTGCACCCGATATGGAAGTGATCCGGTCTGAGGCCGCAAAGGCTGAGCGTGACCGCATCGCAGCCATCACCGCGCTTGGCGAGAAGCACAACATGGCCGACCTGGCCCGTGAGCTGATCGCTAACGACAAAAGCCTGGCGGAAGCCCGCGAGGCGGTTCTTGACAAACTCGGCCAAACTGCCATGACCCAACCCATCCGTTCTGAAGACATCACCCGCAACGACATCGGCCTTAGCAAGGCTGAAACCAAGCGGTTCAGTTTCGTTCGCGCCCTGAACTATCTCGCCAACCCTGGCGATGCCTCGGCTCGCCGCTCGGCTGAGTTCGAGATTGAGGTTGGCCGTGCTGCTGCTGCGCAGTACGAACGCGCCAGCAACGGCATCGTGGTGCCGAATGAGGTGCTGCGTCGTGACCTGACCGTGGACATCCCATCCGCTGGCGGCAACCTGGTCCCCGATGAGCTGCTGGCTGGATCGTTCATCGACCTGCTGCGCAACCGCCTGGCACTGGCGCAGGCTGGCGTAACCATGCTGTCAGGTCTGCAGGGGAACATTGCGATCCCCCGCCAAACCTCAGCCGCTACCGCGTACTGGGTGGGTGAGAACGTTGCACCTACCGAATCGCAGCAAGCGATCGATCAGGTGAACATGACACCCAAGACCGTTGCAGCGTTCGTGGATTACAGCCGCCGGCTGCTGCTCCAGTCGAGCATCGACGTGGAGGGGATGATCCGCAACGACCTGGCGCGTGTGATCGCGCTGGAGATCGACCGCGCTGCGCTGTACGGCACCGGTTCTAGCAACCAACCGCTCGGGCTGTCGCTGACGCCAAGCATCGGCACCGAAACCTACGCGGCCACCTTTGTGGGCTTCGTGGCAATGGAGACTGATGTCGCGGTCGCGAACGCTGATGTGGCTTCGATGTACTACATCGTCAACGCCACCACCCGCGGCGCACTGAAGGGCACCGCTAAGAATGCGTCTGCAGTGGCTGCTGGGTTCGTGTTCGAGGACGGTCAGATCAATGGTTATCCGGCGATCGTCTCGAACCAGGTGAGCACCAACCAGGCATTCTTCGGCGACTTCAGCCAGATGGTGATGGGGATGTGGTCCGGCCTGGATCTCATGGTTGATCCGTACGCTGGCGCCACTGCCGGCACCGTGCGGGTGATCGCTCATCAGGATCTGGATGTTGCCGTTAAGCAACCCGGCGCATTCTGCTTCGCGTCCTGATTGCCATGAGAGTCGAGATCCTGCGAGGGGTATTGACCAGCCTGGGGCCTGCTGCGGTGGGCTCCATCGTTGACCTCCCTGCGCATGAAGCACTGCTGAACATCAGCAACAACAAAGCCAGGCTGGCGCCTGATCCAATCGAGCCGGCACCTGTTGAACCTGAATCCACTGCTGCACCTGTTGAGGTGAAGCGCACCCGTCAACCACGATCATTTAAGGAGTAATCCGATGACTGTCCTGTCCACTGGCCTTGAAAAGCTCTCGCATATTGCGTTTGCTGCCACTGCTCAACGCACCACTGCGCTTGATGGCACCGCGGTTGATATGAAGAACTACGAAGGCGATGTCTGCGTGATTCTTGATGTCGAGAACGGCGGCACCAGCACCCTGAATGTGAAGCTGCAGTCTGCCGATACCCAAGCCGGCGACTATAGCGACATCACCACAGTGTTCAGCCGTGGTGGCACGGTGCAAGCATCTGGTGCTGTTGCATTCTCTCAGGTGAGTACTTCTGCCTCTAAGCAGTTCCTGGTGTTCCCAAAGGGTGCCGCAAAGCGCTTTATCAAAGCTGTCAGCACGGTTGACACCTCAACCCATACCTACAGCATCAACGCTGTGGCAGTTCTCAAGTACGCCTGATCGGCCTGACACTGAACCACGTACCCCGCTTCGCAAGGAGCGGGGTTTTGTGTGGCTAGCATGGACTTGAGTAATGTAGGCACATGACAATCCCATTCGGCTACAGCGCTGATTTTGACATTGCCACCCTTGGCACGCTGACCGCTGTTGGCGTCACTGATGCGCAGGTAACAACTGGCGCGCAGCTTACATTTCAGGTAACACTGGCCAGTGTTGGCACTGAGGTTGAAGTGCGGTTTGAAGGCAGCTTGGATGGCACCGATTACTTCAACCTAGATTCAGCGAATGCCAACACCATCCTTGATGCGAATGGCACGACTGGTTACTTCCTAATGGCGCCGGTGCGTTATGTACGGTTCCGGGTGGTTTCAATCACGGGCGGTACGCCTACGCTGAGCTGTAAGGTCGGCGCAATTTAAGATGAAAAACCTGCAGGAAAACGGCACGCTGCTGCAGCAAAGTGTTGCTGACATGCTTTACAACCTGTCGGTGAAACCGCTGGTGGTAGCAACTGACAAGCTGCTAACAGAAGATGACGACTTCCTGCTGCAGGAGAACAGCGACAAGTTCCTGATTGAGTATTGATGCCATGACGCTACTTGATGATCCAAGCATCTACCTAGCTGATTTTGGCGTTGATGTTGCAGCTGGCGCAACGACCGGACTAGGCATCCTTGACATGCCAAGTGAAGTAGTGATCGACAACCAGGTTATCACTACCGACTACGTGCTGACGTGCGAAGCATCGAAGTTTAGCAACCTGCTGTATGGCTCGCAGGTAACAGTGAACGGCGTCGCGTATGAGGTACGCACGGCGATGCTGATGACCGATGGTGCCTTCGTGCAGCTAAGCCTGCAGCGCGCCGCTGAGGTGCCGTACACCACCGCTGCCACGCCGCTGGATGCCAATGGCGCTGATGCCGAGATCGATGAGCTGCTGCAGGTGCAGCTCGATCCTGACATCGATGGTGGCGGCGCTGATGCTGCCTACATTGAAGGCAACGACTTCGACGGTGGCGCAGCATGAGCAGCACGGCACGAATCCGGCTACGACGCGGCACCGCAGCGCAATGGACTGCAGCGGCACCGGTGCTGGCGCTGGGTGAGATCGGCATCGAAACCGATACACGACGCTTCAAGGTGGGCGATGGCACCAGCGCATGGGCGGCGCTGTCGTATTACCTGGAAGGCGTGCTGGTGCGCGGCCAGGCTAGCCGCATGACTGATGGCACGATCAGCGGCCTGACGCAAGGCACCTACATCTCCACTGGGCTCACTGCCACGTTCGACAGCAGCACCGCTCATGGGATGACGCTCGGCACCACTGACCTATTCGGCATTAAGAATACCAGCGGCGCCACACGGCTGATGCGGTTCTACGGCAGCATCGACGCCCGCACCGTAACCGGCAACAACAAAACGCTCGGGATCAAGCTGGCCAAGAACGGCGTCGCCATTGACGAAACCGAATGCCGTGCGTTCACCGGGACCGGCACTGAAGAAGCCAAGCTGGTAACAAGCTGGATGATCAGCATGGCCGCCAATGACGAGGTGGCGCTACGCATCGCGAACCACAGCGACACCACCAACATCTCATTTAGGCGCGGCCGGCTGCTGGCCAGTGAGGTGCGCAGCTGATGGCAACGCTACGTGAGCAGATCCTAGCGAATATCCGCACGGTACTGGTTGGCACTACTGGCGTCGGCAGCAGGATCTACCGCAGCAGGGTGGAGCCAGTAGCGCGCGCTGAATCGCCGGCGATCATCGTCGAGCCGGTTAATGACGTAGTTGCGCAGAACACCAGCCTGCCAACGCTGGACCATACGCTGACGGTGCGGGTGGTCGTGCTCGTTCGTGGTGATGTGCCAGATCAGCTAGCCGATCCGATCATCGATGACCTGCACGGCAGGATCATGGCAGACCTCACCCTGAGCGGCCTTGCGATTGATGTGCAGCCTGCAACGACGGACTTCAGCATCGAATCAGGTGATACTGCCATTGGTGTGGTGTTTTGCTTGTACCGGGTGCTGTACCGCAGCAGCGTTACTGACTTATCGCAGGCTCCGTAGAATGAAGCCAACAGCGTTGACGCTATGACTCGCATGATTCCGGTGCCACCACCTGAGCCGCAGGACGTGCCAGACGCCGACTCTATACTGAAGGTGGACCACTACAGCGGACATGGCGGGTCGTTTATTTTCGATTCGACCACTGGTCAGCGGACGTTGGTGCATCAAACCCTGCCAGCTACCACGAACTGAGCCATGCCACTCCTCTCTCGCAAGCGGCTGATTCTGGCCGAAATCGAATCTAGCTACGGCACTGATCCAACACCGGCTGCTACTGATGCAGTACTGGTGCGTGATTTGAACATCACGCCGATGCAGTCGGATGTGGTGAACCGCGACCTGGTGCGGCCGTACCTGGGCGCATCTGAGCAGCTGCTGGCCAATACCAGGGTTGAGTGCACGTTCAGCGTAGAGCTGGCCGGCAGCGGCATCGCTGGAACCGCGCCACGGTTTGGTTCGGTGTTGCGTGCGTGCGGACTGGCCGAGACTGCCTACACACCTGCTGAGGCCGGCACTGCTGCGGCCGGCGCATCGAACAGCATCACCTTGGCGGCTGGCGCCAGCAGCACCAATGACGCCTATAACGGGCTAATCCTGCGCATCACCGGCGGCACCGCAAGCGGCACCGTTGCAATCGTGACCGATTACGTCGGTTCGACCAAGGTGGCAACACTGCGACCGCTGGGCACCGCCGTGACACCTGATAACACCAGCGCCTATAGCATCGGCCTACAGACCGTCTACACACCGGTTAGCTCCACGTTCAGCAGCGTCACCATTCACTACAACATCGACGGGGTGCTGCACAAACTGACTGGTTGCCGCGGCACCTTTGCGATCAATACAACGGTTGGCGAGATCCCTACAATCGACTTCACGATGACCGGGATCTATAACGCGCCGACTGATACGGCATTCGTGGCACCTACCTACACGGATCAGGCAACACCGCTGATCTTCAAGTCTGGCAACAGCGGTGGCTTCAACCTGCTTGGTTATGGCACCTGCCTGCAGTCGGTGTCGATGAACATCGGCAACAGCATCATCTACCGCGAGCTGGTCAACTGCACCAAGGAGGTGCTGCTAACTGATCGCGCTGCTACCGGCACGGTGGTGATCGAAGCGCCTACCATTGCGGCGAAGGATTATTTCACCGCAGCGCTGACCGATGGCACGCTGGGTGACCTGTCATTCATCCATGGCAACACCGGCGGCAATATCGTGTCGCTGATCAGCGCTGGCCGTGCTGACATCGGTGACCCGAGCTACGAGGATCAGGACGGCATCCACATGCTGAGCATCCCGTACACGCTGATCCCTAGCACTGCTGGCAACGACGAACTGCGCTTGGTATTTGCCTGATGGCATTTGTACTGAAGAAGGATCCTACCTTCCTGTGGCCGGTTGAAGTAGAGCTGGCGGACGATAGCGGTGACTATGTGCCGTTTTCGTTCAAGGTGTGTTATCGCCGGATGACACAGACCTATGCGCGTGATGTTGCTACCAAGCTGAATGAAGGCGCCGAGATTGACCTTGATGCAACTGCCAGGGAGATTATTGCAGGCTGGGATGAGATCAAGGATGACAGCGGCGAGGATGTGAAGTTCACATCCAAGGCGCTTGATGAACTGCTGAAGATCCCAACAATGAGCGCTGAGCTAGTTGGTGCATGGATTAACGCAACGGCAAAGGTAAAGGAAAAAAACTAACAGGAGCCGCTGACTACTGGTTACGCGGCTCTGTGCAAGATGACACCCAGGATGATGCCAAAGCATTCGGGATCGCGCTACCTGCTGCTGCGCCAATTGAGGATTGCTATGAGGTATGGGAAGAACACTGGGACGCGGTGATGGTGTTCCTGCGTTGCCAGACGCAATGGCGCATGGGCGGCATGAGCGGCCCGGTCGGGCTGGATTATGGCGCGGTTGAGTGGGTGACTAGACTGTATGAGATCAGCGAACCACGTGCTGTGCTGGAAGATCTGCAGGTGATCGAAGGTGCGGTACTGGCTGGGTTGTCGCGTAGGGGGAGCTGAGCGATGGCGATGAATATGGATGCTGCGATCAGGATTGCGGCGAAGATCACAGGCCAGCAGCAGCTGACAGGGCTAGGTCAGTCTCTCAAGGGAATCGGCAGCTCGGCGCGGCTGACGGATCAGCAGATCGGACAGCTGAATCGTGTGGTGAAGGGCACTGCAGCCGCTGCCGGCAACAGCACTGCAGCACTGCGGAATCACCTGAGCGCACTGCAAACGTTGCGTGAACGAGCGGACATCGGCGGGAAGGCATACAACAGGCTGGGGCGTGAAATCGACCAGCTGAAGGGCAAGCTGCGTGGGCTCGATGGCCAGGTGGAGAAGAGTGGCGCCACGTTGAAAGAGCAGCTGATCGGCGTTGCCGCAACGGCTGGCGTCGGGCGCATCACGCGTGGGATCATCGCTGGGGCTGCCGAGTTCGATCAGGCAGTGCGCACCGCTGCAGCAGTCGCAGCAGGTGGTAGCGGTGACTTCGCTGGCACCTATCGAGATCTGCGTAAGGAAATCGAAGGCGTTGCAGCCGCAGCAGCTGGCACGCCGATCGAGGTGGCCAACCTGGCTACGGCATTGTCACGCGCTGGCTTCACCGCGCAGGAAACTGGCCAGGCACTGCGCGGGATTGTTACCGGCGCTGAGGCTACCGGGATCACATTTGAGGAGATGGGTTCGATTGCTGCTGATACGCTCCGGCAGTTTGGCATCAGCACCGGCGAAACGGCGCGGGTGGTGGATGTACTGGTTGATTCAGCAAACAGCGCTAACCAGCGGGTGCAGGACGTTGGTGAGGCGATGAAGTATGCCGCACCAATTGCGCATAGCCTTGGCGTCACGATGGATGACACAGCTGCCACTATCGCACTACTGGCGCAGTCTGGCATTCGCGGTAGTGATGCAGGCACTGCATTGCGAACCGGCTTGGCACGGCTGCAGATCGCTGCCGGCGGTGCTGATTCAGAGATGGCAAGCCTGACGCGCGGCAACCAGCAGCTCACCAAAGCAATGGCTGCATTAGGCTCGCAGGTGCTGGATGCAAACGGCAAGTTGCGACCGATGGATCAGGTGATCCTTGGCCTGAAGGCGAGCATGGATGGGTTGAGCGCCACTGATAAGGCGATCCTGTCTAAGGCACTATTCGGCACTGAAGCAGGATCTAAGTTCATTGCATTGATGAACCAATCCAGCGAAAGCATCCGCGCGATGTTTGGCGACCTGCGTGATGCAAGTGGAGAAGGAGCAAATACTCAAAAGAACATGCAAGGCTTCGCCTACACCATGAAGGTGCTGGGCGGCAACATCGAGATCGTTACTAATGCAATCGGTGATTCGTTTATTGCGGTGCTGAATCCACTAGCGGGATTGCTCAATGAAGCGATCAGCCTAACGCAATCATGGCCTCAGCCATTGCGTGATGCAGCGGCAGCGGCAGCAGCAGCTGGTATTGCTGTTGGTGGCATTGTGATCAGCCTTGCTGCGTTTAAGGCGCTGAGTATTGGCGCTGCGATCAGTGCTGCCGCGACTGCGCTGCAGGGCCTAACGTTTGCGGCTGTTGCGGCAAAAGTGAAGATAATTGCATTGAACGCAGTGGTGCTGCTGAATCCATGGGTGGCGCTAGCGGCTGGTATCACTGCCGCAACGATTGCGCTTGCTGGTTACCGTACCGAATCACAAAAGCTTGGCGGGCGCGCTGCAGCAGGTGACCCAGCAGCAATCGCGCAGGCACGCAATCGGATGGTCAGCAAACAGCAGGAGATCAGCCTGCTTGAAAAACAACGGACGACTACTGAAGGGCAAAGCCGCGCGTCGATTGGTAGAAATCTGACGCGTGCTCGCGCTGAGCTGGCACAGCTGAAGCGCGATGTTGCTACAGGTGAGCGTGCCGCTCCGAGTGATGCCGCAGTGCCGGTCATCCCAGCGGCTGGTGGCGGTGCAGCTCCGGCCGCTGATGCTGGCCGCACCGGCCGCGCTAGTGGTGCTGACCAGGCCGCCAAGGCAGCCGCGGCAGCCGCCGCCAAGGTGCAGTCCAGTGGCATCGAGCTAGCCAATGCACGCGAGCTATACGACATGGAAGGGCGCATCCTTGATGCACGGCTGCAGGATAACCAGCAGCTGATCCTGGCGCGTAATGCACAGAAAGAACTGCTCAGCATCCGTCAGCAGGCCGCTGCGATCATGGCAGATAAGGACCTGCCTGCTGCTGCACGGAAGAACGCGCTGGACAAGCTGGCAGTGCAGTCCGGTGCTGTTTCACGGCAGCTAGCATTTGACCTAGCCGAGCTTGAAAATAAGCGTGCTGCAACGGCGCAGGAAGCGATCAACAAGCTGGCTGATGAACGCGAGCTGCTGCAGGCCCAACTGATGGGGACCGAGGCTGAGGTAATCCTCAAGCAACGGCTGCAGGAGCTTACCAAAGATATGACCGACGACGAAAAGACACGTGTCGAGGCATTGGTGCGCGGCAATGAAGCGCTGCGGCAACAGAAAGAAGCTGCTGAAGAAATGAAGAAACTCTATGGCGACATTGGCATGTCAATCAAGGATGGTGTGGTCGGCGCTATCCAAGGCGCAATCGATGGCACCAAGAGCTTGCAGGAAGTAGCAAGCAACCTGCTGCAGAGCATCGCTAACAAGCTGCTCGACGTGGCCATCAACATGGCGCTATTCGGCACCATGTCTGGCACCGGCACCGGTGGCGGGCTGCTTGGCGGGTTGTTCAAGAACGCCAAGGGCAACGCGTACGGCGCCAATGGCATCGTCCCATTTGCTAAGGGCGGCCTGGTAACAGCACCGACGCTGTTCCCATTTGCCAAGGGTGTCGGGCTGATGGGCGAAGCAGGCCCAGAAGCGATCATGCCGCTGCGGCGGATGCCGAGCGGGCGACTCGGCGTCGAGGCAGCTGGTGGCGGCGGTGGTGTCAATGTGGTCGTCAATGTTGATGCAAAGGGCAGCCGCGTCGAAGGTGATCAGCAGCAGGGCGCTGCGCTAGGACGCGCCATATCAGCTGCGGTGCAGGCTGAACTGGTCAGGCAGCAACGGCCTGGTGGGATCCTCGCAGGTGCACGCTGATGACTGTATTCTTCCCTGACATCTCGCCCGACTACGGTCTTACCAAACAATCCGCGCCAAAACTGCGGAAGGTGCAGTTTGGCGATGGCTACGAATCACGGATACGATTCGGGTTGAACCAAAACCCGAAGACCTGGAACATCACCTGGAATAACCTGACCAATGCAGAAACGCTGCAGGTTGAAACCTTCCTCGATGCACGCGCTGATGATGGCGAAGCGTTTTACTGGCGCCCATCCGATGGTGGGGCTGTCACCTTCCTGCTGACAGAGGATGACGACTTCCTGCTAGCAGAAGATGACACCAAGTTCATCGATGACGACACGCTGTCACCGGTCTATAAGTGGGTATGCGAAACATGGGACAAGACCATGAATGTATTCAACCGAAACACGATAACAGCAACATTCCGCCAGGTTTATGATCTTTGATAGACTGACAATACACCCACTGGATCCATGAGCACGATCGTCACCCGCGCAGGCAAGGGCAGCCCGCTCACGCATACCGAGCTGGATGCTAACTTCACCAACCTGAATACTGATAAGGCTGGGTACATTACCGGCGAAGGTGGTGCTGTAACGCAAGCCACTAGCAAGAGTACTGGCGTGACGCTCGACAAACGCTGCGGGCAGATCACCATGAACGGTGCTGCGTTGAATGCTGCAACGACGGTGTCATTCACATTGACCAACAACACCATCGCCGCCACTGATCTGCTGGTGCTGAATCATATAAGCGCTGGCACAGCTGGGGCATATCTGCTCAATGCGCAATGCGGTGCAGGATCTGCATCAATCAATGTGCGGAATGTTACCAGCGGCAACCTTAGCGAAGCAATCGTGATTGGCTTTGCTGTTATCAAGGCAGTGGCTGCCTAACGCATGGCTTACGTTGTAACCGGCTACTGGGCTGCTGGTTACGTTACCAGCGACAGCGAAACATCGCTCATCGGTGATCTGCAATCAGCAGCACCTAGCGCGATCATTGAGCTATTTCAGCTGGAGCTGAACCTAGCGCAGCATGGCATCAACCAAACCTATTACTTCCACGCTGGCGTCAATGGCCTGACGACTGACATCACCTGGGCAGGGCAGGCATATCAAGCGCTGCCGATCGAAGCAGAAGGGTTTGCATATAGCGGCCAAGGTGCACTGCCGCGGCCAACGGTGCGTGTTGCCAACCTGCTCGGCACTGTGACATCCCTGCTGGCCACGCTGCCCGATGGCCTCGAAGGCGCGAAGGTGACACGCATCCGCACGCTAGCCAGGTACCTTGACGCGGTGAACTTCGCAGCTGGTAACGCTAGCGCTGATCCGTTAGCTGAGTGGCCGCGTGAGATTTATTACATCGACCGCAAGTCTGCCGAGAATCGTGATGTCGTTGAGTTTGAGCTTGCATCTGTATTTGACCTAGCTGGTGTACGTGCACCAAAGCGGCAGTGCATCACCCGTTGCCAATGGGTATATCGTTCCGCTGAATGCAGCTACACCGGCATCAACTACTTTAACGTGAGTGATGTGGCCGTGACAAGCGCTAGCCAGGATGTATGCGGCAAGCGTATCAGCAGCTGCGAAGCACGATTCGGTGCTGACAACCAGTTGCCTTATGGCGGCTTCCCTGGCATCGGAGCATATACGACATGATGACCTGGCAAGATGAGGCAATGGCTCATGCGTTAGTCGAGCTGCCACGCGAGGCATGTGGCCTGGTGGTGATCATCAAAGGACGCGACCGGTACATCCGCTGCCGCAACCTTGCCGCTACGCCAGAGGCGATGTTCATCCTGGCGCCTGATGATTACAAAGCAGCCGAGGACCTGGGTGAGGTGGTGGCAATTGTCCACAGCCATCCGGTCAGCGCAGCAGTGCCATCAGAGGCGGATCGGGTTGCGTGCGAGGCAAGCGGCCTGCCGTGGCATATCGTCAACCCACAGCTCAATACCTGGGGCGGCTGCGCGCCATGCGGCTACAAGGCACCGCTGATTGGTCGGCAGTGGGTATGGGGCATCACGGACTGCTGGAGCTTGGCGCGTGATTGGTACGCCGAGCATGGCATCATGCTGCAGGACTGGCCGCGACCTACCGATCCATCATTGTTCAATGCAGCGCCGATGTTTGATAGCTGCTGGGCAGCGGCAGGGTTCCGCGAGCTGCGTGAAGATGAACCGCTGCAACCTGGTGATGCGTTGCTGTTTGCAATCAACAGCACCGGCTTGAATCACGTTGGTGTGATGGTCGAGGATGGGATGGTGCTACATCACCTGCAGGGCCGGCTGTCGAGCAGGGATCTGCTTGGCGGGTGGATCTTAAAGTGTATGGGTAGGAGGTTGCGTCATGCTGCGTAAGATCCGGCTGTATGGGCAGCTTGCTAAGTTCGTTGGCCATCGGGTGCTGGAAGCTGACGTGGCCACTGCAGCAGAAGCAGTGCGGTTCATGCTGGCGAACTGGCCCGAGCTGGAGCAGCACATGGCTGATCAGCATTACCGAGTCAGCATCGGGGAGTACGGACTAACCGTTGATGAGCTGCATGACCCAGCTGGGCAGCAGGAGATCAGCATCGTGCCGGTGATTGGTGGCGCTGGTGGGGAGGCAGGGCAGATCATCATCGGGGTGCTGTTGATTGCGGCGTCGTTCTTCTTCCCTGCAGCGGCAGGCGCCACGGCAGCGATGAAGATTGGCGCTAGCACATTCAACGCATTTGGCGCGGCATTGTTCAAGATCGGCGCATTTCTGACCCTTACAGGCGTTGCGCAGCTGCTAAGCCCTGTACCAAAGATTCCGCAAGGTGCAGATACACAAAGCGACCCGCGCAAAACGTTCAACTTCTCAGGCCTGCAAAACAGCTCCCGCGCGGGCACACCCGTGCCGATCGTTTACGGCAAGACCATTACCGGTAGCGTTGTGATCAGCGCTGGCATCGACACGGTGCAGGTAAAGGCATGACGACACAGATCAGCGGTGCTGGTGGTGCCCTAGGTGGCAAGGGTGGCGGTGGTGGTAGCGCACGGACGCCATCAACGGCACCTGATAGCCTCGATTCACGGCAATATGCAAGCATCGTTGAAATCATCTCCGAAGGTGAAATCGAAGGCCTGGTAGATGATGGCACCGGTGACAATGCACAATTCAAATCGGTGTTCTTTAATGACACACCACTGCTAAGCCAGTCCGGTAACTTCAACTTCAAGGACGTTGAAATCACGGCACGCAATGGCACGCAAAGCCAGGCATACCTGCCAGGGTCAATCGGCACTCAAAGCACTACTGCGGTGAATGTAACGGTGCGCGATAGCGTGCCAGCTATCGTGACGATTGTAAATGATGAGATCGACGCGATCAAGGTAACGATTAGCATCCCATCGTTGCAAAAGATCAACGCAAAAAACGGTGATACAACTGGCGCTACGGTTGAACTGGAAATCGCTGTGTCGTATGCAGGCGGCGCATATACGGCGCTGGTCAACAGCACCAACGGCGGCAAGATAACAGGTCGCACCGGTGATGAGTACCGCAAGGATTATCTGCTGGAGCTGCAACGGCCCAACCCTACCGATAACGTAGACATCCGCGTTACACGGGTAACAGCTGACAGCACCGACCCGCTGCTCAGTAATGACATCGTATTTCTTAGCTACACCCAGATCGTCTACGCGAAGCTAGCGTATCCAAACACTGCATTGATCGGGTTGCGTGTTGATGCAGAGCAGTTCAGCTCGATTCCATCACGGAAGTACCTAGTCAAAGGCGTCAAGGTACGCATCCCTGCTGGCGTATCCGTTGATCAGGGTACCGGGCGCATCATCTACCCAGATAACTTCGTCTGGAATGGTACTTACAGCGCTGCTACCTGGACCACATGCCCAGCGTGGATATTATGGGATCTGCTTACATCAACGCGATATGGTTTCGGCGATCACATCCTGACACCTGCCGAAAAAGCAGCATTCATCGGCAATGCAAACCGTCTTGATAAGTGGTCATTTTTTGCAGCGTCGAAGTACGCAAACCAGCTAGTTGATGCAGGCCTTGGCAACAATACCAAGGAGGCACGCTTCGCCTGTAACTGCACACTGCAAACAGCAGAAGAAGCATACAAGCTGATCAATGATCTGCTATCAGTGTTCCGCTGTCAAGGGTTCTGGAGCCAAGGTGGGCTAACGATTGCGCAGGATTCACCAGCTGATGCAACGCACCTATTCACGCTGGCGAATGTTGCCGAGGGTGGTTTTAGCTACAGCGGCAGCAGCCTGAAGATTAGGCCGAATGTAGTCGTCGTAAGCTACCTGGACCTAGACCTCAAGGACTTGGCGTATGAGGTAGTTGAAGATGTTAGCGCGATCGATAAGTACGGCGTGGTACGTACTGAAATCGTTGCATTTGCATGCACCAGCAAAGGACAAGCAAACCGCATCGGCAAGTGGATGCTGTACTCAGAGAAGTACGAAAAAGAAGTTGTATCATTTGGCGTTAGCGTTGATTCTGGTATCGCATTACGCCCTGGGCAGATTATCAAGATTGCTGATCCGGTCAAGGCAGGCAGCCGTCGCGCTGGTCGTATCGTTGCAGCAGCAACGAATAGCATCACCATCGATGACACCGCTGATACTGACCTGACCGTCCCAGCTGGGTCGTTCTTAAATGTAATGCTGCCAGATGGCACCATCGAAAGACGCGAAGTTGATGCGATCGTTGATGCAACAATCAGCGTACAAGATGCGTTTTCGGCGGTGCCGAATACTAACGCGATCTGGGTGTTAGAAAGCCCAACACTGGAAGCATCTACCTGGCGGGTGCTGTCGATTGAAGAGCAGGATGGCATCAACTACGCAGTTACTGCACTGTCACATAACCAATCGAAGTATGGTTTTATTGAAGATGGCGAACCGCTGCAGTTTGCTGATACAACAAACCTGAACGAGATACAAGCGACACCGCAAGACCTTAGCCTTAACACCTTCAAAGGCGCTGAGCAGCAGTATATCCTGAATGGTCGTGTTGCGGTACGTATTACATTCAGCTGGCGGCCTGTAGCAGGCATCAAGTTCTACCAAGTGAAGTACCGACATGAAGATGATAACTTCCGC